CTAGAGGAATGGCAGACCTCTACAGGCTCAACTGTAGCCTCGATGTCTCCTGCAGGTGTAATCACTACTTCTGGGCTTACTCTTACAAATACTGCTTCTCCTTTGGTCACTGGTGGCACTGCCGGAACTTCTGGGCAGGTTTTGTTGTCGGGTGGTGCTGGTGCTTCTCCTTCTTGGGGTGTGGCTTCAACTGCAACAACTGCTGGAACGGCCTTCTATGCTACATCCGCAGGAACAGCCATTGGTGTATCTGGTTCAGCAATAACTAGATCTCAAATCAGCGATTATGCTTCGGGAACTGTCGCAAACATTTCTGGAACTGTTGCTGCAACTCAGGTCACTGGAACAGCTATTGTTGTGGGGTCATCTGCCCTAGTCCCTACTGGAGGAACGGCAGGACAAGTTCTAACTAAGGTTGATGCCACAAACTACAACCTGACTTGGAGCACTCCTTCTGGTGGTGGTGGAAGCACTGCTATTGCTGGTTTAGTCAATAAGCCTTTGGCCGGTTATCACTATGCCCCTTATCAGCCTGACTTCTATAACGGAAACACTGTAACTTTGGCTGTAAACACTTTGTCTATGATTCCATTTATTTTGACTCAAACTGCGACTGCAACCTCTATCAGCGTGAACATTCAAACAACAACTGTGGGTGGTGTAGGTAGATTAGGTATTTACTCAAACTCGGCTACTGAAGATTATCCTGGTGCTCGCCTTGTAGATGCTGGGACTTTCTCTTTTGCTACTGCTGGTCTAAAGACAATCACGATTTCTCAATCTTTGACTGGTGGTGTTTTGTATTGGCTTGCTGTTTTGCCTACTACTGGAACTCTGCAACTTCCTGCTGCGAGTTTCTATGAGCGTAACGCTTTTATGCCTTTTGATAGAGCTTCTTTTGCTCAAACTAGAGCGTATAAGCAAACTGGTCAAACATCATTTCCAGCAACTTTTGGTGCAACTAAAACAACTGATTTGAATGCCCCTATTTTGATGATTGGATTCTAATGTCAACAAATACTATTTATGGTCTTGGTGGCTGGTGTGAGAATTGTGATGAAACACATGATCATCCGCTCAACAACATTATTGCTGTAGAAGAAATCCCAGAAGACTAGTAATCTTCGGCTTGCTAAACTTGGGGTTATGACTAAGTATTTTGAGCCTTTTGCCCCTAAACTTCGTGGGGATGAATTCGGAAATCTTGCCCCTTATCGTAATGGCAGACCGCATAGAGGTCAGGATTGGCATCCCGCAGAGCTAAGTGAAATCAAAGCAATCACTGATGGCACTGTTTTCGTCAATGAGTGGACTGATGTTTTAGGTTGGATTGTTATTCATTCTGCTAAAGATGGGCACTGGGTTTTATATGCTCACTTGGCTAAACAATCTGACTTGAAGAAGGGTGACAAGGTTGTTGGCGGTCAGACTGTTATCGGCAAGGTTGGCGGTGGCAAATACAAGTCTGGTTCTGCTTCTACAGGTGCTCACCTGCATTTGAGTATTGGTAAGGCTAATAAGGACTGGAGCAACCCTAATATTCATTTGGCTGCTTATGGTGATCTGGTTGACCCGCTAAAACACATTGAGGCTAACAAATGAAATTGATTCTTGAAACTCTGAAAGTAAAGGGTGTGGCTGTTGCTGAGGTTGTTGGTGCTCTTATTTGGCGTGGCTTTGGTATCGGCTTGTTTATTCTTGGCGGGTCTGCTGGTGTTGGCTCTGCTCTTACAGGTTCTTGGGTAAATGGTGTTTTGGTTGCTTGGGGCACTCTAATGATTAGCGTGGTTGGCGTGGTCGGCTATGCGATTGCTACAACTGGTAAGGCTACTAAGGCTGATGTGGCTAAGGGTGCTGTTGATGCTATCAAGCGTGCTCAAGAGTCTGCTGAATCAAAATCTAAATAAATTGGGGTATTTATGCGTAAATTCGCTACGCTAACTTTTATTTTTATTGCCTGTTTTTTTGCTTTATTTGCTTCGTCTCCAGCGTTAGCGGATTCGGTAAGTGATTATCAGCAGAAGGTTGCTGATGCTAAAGCTAAGATTGCTGACTTGCAGAATCAGTTGGCTCAGGCTCAAGCAGATTTAGATTCTTGGTCTAATTCGTCTAATGACCAGGCTAATCAAATCAATGATGCTCAGACTGCGGTTATGAACGCTCAGGATGTTTTGGATTCTGCTCAGGCCGATTATGTGGCTAAGCGTGCCGATTATGATGCAGTGTTTGTGGATGTTCAGTCTGCTGAAACTGTAGTGGCTCAGGCTATTCAAGCGGTCAATGATGCTGTAGATGTTGTTGACTCAACTTATGTAGCCTATCAGCAGGCTCAAAGTATTTCTGATTCTGCTCAATCAGACATGAATCAAGCTAAGTCGGATTATGACACTAAGTTGATCAATGCGGGTGGTCAAGGGGCTACTTCAGGTTTGGCGGTTGATGTCTATACAGGTGTAAACAGGTTAGGTAATCCGCCTTCTCGCAGTGATGTCACTTATACTAAATGTAAAACTGTGACTGTCTCTAACATTGAGGCTAACTGGGGTAATGGCAACATTCTGGGTTGTGGCTCTGATTATGTGATGTTGCATTATCGAGGCTACATAACCTATCCGACTACCACTAAAGTCTATTTTCAGGCCCCTGCTGATGATGGTTTCTTTATGACGATTGGCGGTCAGACTGTAATCAATGACTGGAGTCTAAAAGGCTGTGGGGCTAACTCAATTGGTATTTATTCTTTCACTGGTGGCAAGTCGTATCAGGTTGATGCATGGTTTTATGAGTGGACTGGTGGGGCTTGCTCGACTCTAACCTACAAGCCTTCTACTTCTAACTCTTATGCTGTTGTCCCTGCTTCTATGTTTACTCAGGATGCTGTAGTGCAACTTGTGAAAGACCCTGCCTTGAAGGCTGTTTGGGATTCTAAGACTGCTATCTATGTTCAGGCGGTTGCTTTAGAGGAGCAAGCTAATCAGGTGTATTTGAATGCTTTAGCCAAATATGATGGGGCTATGCAGGCTTATGGGTTTGCTGGTCAGTCTTTGAGTGCTCAACGCTCAATCTTGAGTGGCAAGGATGTTTTAGTTCAGTCTGCTGAGGATACCTGGCAGAAGGCTAGTGATGATAAAGCAGTTTGTGATGCTGATTTGCGTGACCTGAAAACTCAATATGCTTCTATTTTTACTGCTATGGATAATGCTCAAAATAGGGTTGATCAGTTGACTGTGGATTTACAGCAAGCTAGAGATGATTTGGCTAATATTCCTAAGCCTTCTGCTTCTGATAAGCGTGCCCCTAAGAAGGTTGTGGCTAAGTATTTTGCTGATGCTGCTTATGTGCCTAGAGGTGGTTTTGTGCCTAGCCCAAAATAATTGACCCCAAGGGGGTCTCTAATCCTGTGTCTGAGATTCCTGTGTTTGGGGCTGTGTTTCAGGGATTTAGTGATGCTTTGAATCTTTTAAGCAATATTGGTGCGGATATGAGTCCTGCGACTCGTGAAAAGGCTAAGAAAGTGGTGATTTCGGCTATTATTGTGACTCAAGTTGCCACTACAGCCTCTCAAATCGCCTCACAAGCCTCACAGACCGCTCAAGCAAGTGCAAATAGGAGGAAGTCTGAATGAAGTTTCTAAATGACCTTATAGGGCAATTATGGACTCTTTTGGGTATGTTTGTGGCTTGGATAGTGTTGGAGGGTTCGGCTAAGACTGTTATCGGCTGGTGTATTATCGTCAGCCTAGTGATTTGGATGGCTAGTTATCCGCTTCGTAAAGATGACTAGATTTCGTATCCTCGCCTAATCTGCTTCCTTTGTTCAGGGGTTGTTCCACCCCAAATTCCGAATGGTTCGTGCATGCCTACTTTTAGGCATAGAGCCATGATTGGGCATCTCAAACAGATTTCTCTTGCTGTGGTTACAGCCTGATTGTAAAGGTCTTGCTGGTAGCCTGCGAAATCTCTAGGGAAGAAGATGTCTGGCACTTGAGCACATTCGACTCCACCATTGGCATCAACCGCTTCTACTAGCTCGATGTTTAGTCTTGAAATGTTTGCGGTTATTTTGAGTTGTTTGTCAGTGGTCATAAATAGAGTTTAGTTATGACAAACCTAAATAATTCTGATTTCACAAAACATTTTGGTAATGCTGTTTTTCTTGGAGAGTTTGCGAATGGGTCTCAAGAATGGCATGATCTACGCAATCAGCCTGGTGTTATCTCTGGCAGTGAAATTGGAGCTATTTTAGGTTTGTCACCTTTTACTTCTGCCTATACTTTGTGGGCTGAGAAGACTGGCAAGATTGACCGCGATGCTGTCGGAAATATTGCTATGCGTTTGGGCCAGTTAATTGAGCCTGCGATTTTGCAGTTGTATCGTGAGCAACATCCTGAGCAACAGGTTTTTGAGGTGGGCACTTTTGCTCACAAAGATTTTGATTGGGCACATGCTAACCCTGATGCTTTATGTATTGATGAGGCGGGTTTGCCTTTTATTTTGGAAATCAAACACACAGCAACTTATTGGGATGCTGTCCCAGAGCACTATAAGGCTCAAGTGTTTTGGTATATGTGGGTGTTCAATGTGCGTAAAGCTGTTTTTGCTGTAGTCAATGCAGGCCGATACAAAGAGTATGAAGTTGTTTTTGACGACTTTGAGTTTGCTGCAATTCTTGACAGAGTGACCAAGTTCAAGAAACTGGTTGAGACTGATTCTGCACCGGATTGGGATGGCTCTGATTCGACTTTTGAAACTGTTAGATCTCTTTCGCCTGAGATTGAAGATACTCGTGAGGAGTTAGGTCAATTGGGTATTGAGTTGTGGCATGCAAATGAGGCAGTCAAGAAGGCTGAAACTCATTTGACTGAAATGAAATCTCGCACTATCTCAGCTTTGAATGGGGCTAAGTATGGTGTGGTGGATGGCACTGTTGTTGCAGTGTTGTCTCAGCGTGGAGCAGGTAAACCATTCTTGACTATAAAGGACAATAAGTGAGTAAAACAATTCATGACATCAAAGGTTTAGCAATCGGAGATAAGGTTGCCATCTTCATTAGTAATGGTGATGCTCCTGGGACTTCTATCAGCGGTATCTGCACAGGTATTCAGGCTCTTGGCGATAAAGAAAATGCTGGGCTAACTATCAAGGGTATTCCTAACTGGATTTGGATTGAGGACAACATGAGTGTTACCTGGGGGAAGGCTGACTAATGGCACAGTTCAATCTTGCTGAGTATGAGACAGTAGCCGAGAGAATCAAGCGTTTCTATAAGGATTATCCTGATGGTCGTATCGTAACTCGAAACATTACTCAACAGTATGACCGAGCTATTTCGACTTGGGTTGTTTTTGCTGAAGTGTTTTTGACTGGTGATGATCAGCGTGCTTCTGCTCCAAAGGCTACGGGGTTAGCGTTTGAGGTTGATGGTGTGGGTATGGCTAATAAGACTTCTGCACTGGAGAATGCTGAAACCTCTGCGATTGGTCGTGCTTTGGCTAATGCCGGCTATTTTGGGGATAAGAAGGCTAGTCGTGAGGAAATGGTGAAGGCTTCTAAACCTGAGATGTTAGTGAAGAATTATGTGGCTCTCCTGGAGAATGTCAATGATTTGGATGGTTTGAGGAGTCTATACTTGGAAGCGAAACAGGCTAAACAGCCTTCAACAGTTTTGGCTCTAATCAAGGCAAAGGCAGATGGACTCACTGGAGACACAGGCAAGAATTAGTATTCTGCAGGCTCATTTAGATGAGCTGTGGGAGGTTATTGTTGCTGCCGATGACCCTATTTATCGGGCACAGGTGTTGTCTAGGGTTAGTGATTTGTCTATGCGTTTGCAGGTTCTAAAAAATAATTTGGCGAAATAGCCTTCTAAACCTGTTTTTTGTGTTATCTTCTCTTTCATGAGGGAATCAGTCAATTGTAGTATTTGTGGCCATCCGGTCAGCATGGATGCCTTCTATAAGGCTTTGGCTCGTAATAAGTCTGATGCTGATGAATGCAAGGATTGTCGAGATTTGAAGAAACCTCCTGCTAAAGAGGTTCGTGTAAATCATCCTGTTTTAGGCCAGATTTTTTGTGTCCCTCATCGCGGTGAGCTTGATGATGATTGGAATCCTATTGACTCTAAGGGTAATCTTTATAAGCCTGGTATCAGGATTTGTGGCAAGAAGGATTGTGTGCATAGAGATCATGTGATTGTCCCAGATGTGGAAACCCCTGCAAGCAGTAAGGTGCTCACAGGGGCTACTGATGAGAGGGGTCAGTAATGAAAAGTTTAGCAACACTGTTTGACATTCGGGAGGATATTGATGGGTTATAGAGAGATGGATGTTGTTTGGGAGCAGTCTCAGGCTTCTAAGACGGATAAGTTGGTTTTGTTGGCGATTGCCCGCAGATATAATCCTGGTGTTGGGGCTTGGCCTAGTCAACAGTTTTTAGCTGAGATTTGTGGGATTGATACTCGTAGTGTGAGGGCTAGTATTTCTCGGCTGCATAAGTTGGGGGAGTTGTCTTGGATTGTTGGCAGTTCTAAGTC